TATATCATAACAATTATTCACTTGGAATTGATGATACTTGCCATTAAGAGCACTCCTTACTATTTTGTTGTAGGCCAAGCGACTTACGGGAGTATCTTTGTCAAGCTCAATCAAAGTATCTTTATTACCGAGGGTCGCAACTTCCTTCCGCGCACTCTTTTCGTATTTGTCTATTGCGGCCATGTACTTTTGTTCAAGGTCATCCCGCTCATCCTCAGACCTGACTAAAGCACCTTCGGTTATGTCCCACTTGAGTTCTTCGACAAAAGTATCCCTCTTTACAAGGTAGTCCGTCACTTGTTGGTTCGTCTCTATCGCGTGGCGATGCTGATGGGACCTGTAAGCTAATTCCGATGCGTAATCGAGACTCTTGCCTATATCGCCAATAGCTCCCCATTTAGTCTGGTCTGCTCTGTGTACCGCCTGCTCGCCCGTGTTGGTGAGCGATTCTATATTCGTAGCCCGCGTCTGGCCGGATTTTCTCATTCTGCTCGGCACTTTTGCTGTGTATCTCGGCAATTTCATTACTTAATCCTTAACTGGGCCACCACGGAGAGCCCTGCGAACGCATATAAGCAACGGAAGCCCCGCCGCCAAGTAAGGAACTTCCCGCTTTCAAAAATCCTGTATTGGCATATCGCCTGCCCGCTTTTACATAACTACGAGCCCGCTGCTTTGCCATTGACGATTGTTTTATATCGAGCATGGATTGAGTATGCCACTGGCCCGCACTTCTTGCACCCGATTCGGCCATGAGAGCATGTTCAAGAGCAAGCTGAGAGGCCGTGTCTTCCGCTACCAACAAAGGGGAACCCTCCATTATAACCCCGCTTTTGCCCACCCTTGCGCGCAGACTTGCCTCTATCTTTTTGGATTCTCTTCTGTGCTGTTTCAATTCAGATAGCGTTGCCTGCTGTTCGGCCTGAGACTCTTTCTCGGCGACTTCTGCGTTATAAGCATGATAAGCGGCTTCCGCCTTGGCCTGCTGAGCGGAAGCATAGGATTCGCTTTCCGCGGCCTTGCCCTGCCTGTAAGAGCTATACGCACTCAACGCCATACTACCAATCATTAATGGGATTGCTGCTCCGCTCATATTATTCTCTTACTATAAATATTCCATCCATCTTTGACCTGAGTATGAATAAAGCCAAAGGATTCAACCAATTTTATACTCTCTTTGAAATCACACTTCACTAAAGCATCGAGTTGTTTAAAAGGAAACATCTTCTCGAATATCTCCAAGACTTTCCTCAGGCATCTAACCATTTCTATTTTGTATTGTTTGCAGTCCTCACTTAATCTTATCCACAAAAAACCATGCTCTTTATTCGCGGGATGAATACCACCGCACCCCACCACCCGCCCGTCTCTCGTTCCGGTAACGGCAAGCCCCGAATCTTCTATGGCCTCAATCAATTCATCGCTAAACTCCACTATATCCTTTTCGATTGTAACCAAACCAGTTAAGTCTTCTTTCTTAAACGGTCTTATATAAATCATTAGTTCACCACAAATTCGGCAATCAAAGACAACAAAATCAAAGGTTCCGGGGATTGCTGATAGATTAAAATATAACCATAAGGGTCCCATCCACCGGGAAACGTTATCCTGTCGTCGGTATCTCTGTCGGAACTATCCATACCGGTAATACTCAAAAGCTCTTTATCCGTCGAGTCACGGCCAATGTAAAAATCGCCCGAATTATAATAATAAGCGGTGACTTCATTTATCCTCTTTTCTCGACCGAGAATAGTGGCCCCGTCTAACGGAACGCTCAAAGGCATTGTTTGAAGCTGTGCCGTAAAAGGCAACCCGGCCTGTACGGTAGAGGCCGAGGTTATGGTTATTTGCCCGCTCGCTACAACTTTTGAGGTCTGGATCGCACCGTCGCCTAAAATACAAGCCGTCTCGCCTTCTAAATGGTCGAGCCCGGTTAATGTCGTTGTGGCCGTTGAGTCGTAGGTTATACCACAATCCACGTAATAGGCATCGTCAACGTCCGTCCCGAAGTCCCTGTCGGAAAAATATTCAATATACCTTACGTCACTACCGTCTATCGTTCTCTTGACGGATACCCATACCACATCTTCTTCATCGCCGGGGATAATAGCCACGGACTCGAATTCTCCGTCGGTGATTAACCTCGACCACGATGTTATTATTTCCTGCCGTTCGTAAACGAATAAAGCAATCTGGCCGTCGTCACGAACACACCAAACTATAGAGTTAGGGACTCTCTGTATATCCGCATTGGTTATACCGTCACCTGTTATATGCTCGGCAAGAATAGTCATTTCAGGGGCAACGTATGAATCGGACTCCCAGTTATAGGCAAGTTCCCTTAACTTCTTTTTGCCCCTCTGGAAGAACAATACACTATCGCCGACGAGAATAGCCTGCAAATTGGCGCTACCCATATTCGAATGCTCTTCGGCCTTGTAATTTGAAGGCGTTAACGCCTCGTCGGAGCCGCCGCTCAAAGTCCATTCGGCGCCTCTCGTACCTATTAGTAATTTGTCCTTGCCGATTAACCATTCGATAGTATTCACCTGCCTCGATGACAGTGTAAACAAAAGAGCGTCGTCATCATTGGCGCCGGCGAGAAAATTATAATAATCCGATGATACCGATGCCCATATCGTGTCCGGCTGAGAATCGGTTCCGCCGAAAGTAAGCCTGTCCTCGAAGAAAGTAACTGTTTTCGGCCAGCCCCGGTAATTAGACCATGAGCCTTCCGACCACCTGTGAGTAGCGTCCGTCGAAGCAAGCGTTTTTAATACTACTGCCGTTGCGGAAGTTGAATTTGCGACACTTGTTATCTCTACAATCCCGATATGGTCTATATCCGATATTCTAAAATATACCTGACACGGCTCGGCTGCATCGCCGGAAGCCGTTAGAATACAACGATAATCAGCCTCGTCGGTCGTTTCTTCGCCATCGGCCACGATATTTCTATCGTCATTGGACTGGAAAGTATATACGGTCTCCCACGTAGTACTGTCGTGGGCGGCGCCAATGGTATAATTTCTCTGGACTTCAAGCGTACCCGTCCATGTCCCTAACGTGGTAAGATACCATTCAACGCCCTTGGCGATACTGCCACAATGGACCCATGACGTATTTTCCGTTTGGTCGTCGGTGTAATTATCCGAAAGAGTTTCTTCGTATGACCCCGTTTCGAGAGGCTGGATTATCTTAAATAAAGCACCTGTTATTGATTTCGATACATCTTCCGAGCCGGATGGCATGTGTCCCGCCGTCGCACCAATCATAAAAAGGGGGTCTGTTGAAGTCAGAGTAACGGTTCCCGTTGTCGCCGAAGGCGTGATGGTCCAAGTTGTATCGGTATTTTCTCTCTGGAAAGGGCCGTTCTCGATGCCCAACTCTTCGAGAGTCCATATCGCATCGGCATATCTGGACAGTTTTCTCGGTTCGTAATCGGGACAAGTAATCAATAAAACATCCGCCGACTGTTTGTATTGCAGCTTAAATAAATCCGCCGTGAGATAGGGAGTGTCTATTTCATAAGTTTCCTCATCATATAATGTCGCTACCTCGGCAGGTGTTAGTACATCGGAAAATATAGAGACCTCGTCAATCCCGGATGCCCAGAACTTTTCACTCGCCGTGTCCCCTGTGTTTCTTTGAGAGCCTATGCGAACTTCTTCCGCACCATTCTGCATAGCGGTGTAGTTATCATCATTATAAGCCGTAGAAGCAACTGCCGCCCCGTCGATATAAAGAATTATCCCATCGGCGGCGGCGGTTTCGTCGGCAGGTGCCGAATAAGTGCATGCAAATTGGTGCCAGCCGACATCTATAGCGGAATCAGCCACACTATATACTTCAATCCCGGAATATGTTTCCATACCGGAACCCGAATTATACAACGTCGATACTTGGCTTGAGCTTAACTCAATATCGAAAATCGTTATATTATCAAGCTTATCCTTCCAAAATCGCTGCGGCACGGAACCGACCTCAATCGCACTTATGTGAACGTCAGAAGTATGATTCTCCATTGCGACGTAAGTACCAACCGTCCTCGTATCATAGGCTTCATCTCTCACGGATACGTTATCGACATACAAATTCATACCGTCAAGGCTCTCCGTCGCATCGTAGGTTGTTACAATATGATGCCAGCCGTCGGATAATTTCGTATCGTAGTAGAGTTTGAAATAGGCTAAAGCACTATAATCATAAATACCAAAAAATAAGTGCCCGTTTGGCTCGCAGAGAAGCACCCATTCCCATGTCGCATCGTCGAATTTCGACATTATTACTTGTTGTGTACCATCGTGGACATAATAAACCCACGCAGAAATACTGAAAGCACTATCATCCGCTCCGTCCCCGAAACTAAGAGCATCGTTATCGGGAACCGTTACGTACACACTCCCGCCCATATCATAGCAATCGTTTATCTTACCGGTCGTTGAGATAGTATCGGTATCGACTGAACACACTCCATCGTGGTCGGTTGTAACGTCGTCCGTATGGGTATCGGCGGCATCGTCGTTGAGAAGATATTGAGCTATAACATTACCGCTTAAATCCATACTTGAATCAACGAGATTTAGTTGAAGCTTCTTTTCGGAAGACAGGCTCAATCTCCACTCGCTCGTTGCTTGTGAATTTCGCCATTTTGAAACCAAGACCTGCAAATCGCCGTAATCGGTTACAAACCCCCAAGTCACTATACTAAACGCGGAATCATCGGAATTGTCTGTAAAACTGAAATCGTCGTGGTCCGCCATGTATATATCATATTGGGCATCCAAATCAAAGCAGTTATCAACTATCCCGGTCGCAGATACGGTACTGGCATCAACAGACAAAGTTCCGTTATGAGTAGCACCATCATCGTCATAAACGACCGTTCCTATCATTTCATTCAGCAAATAATGAGCTTTGAGATTATTCAATGCGCTCAGATCGTCGGTACCCACCCAGCTGTTTATAGGTGCGCCATCCTTGTAGAACCTTGCATATTGATTACCTAATTCGATAACAGTGGTCTCATCGGTTGAAGAAACAAACGGCAGAAGTCTTATCTTGGAATTGTCTTTTGATTCGGCTACGTATTTAGTGCCGGGCCTCTTCTCCGCCGGGCCCTGAGGTAGAGGTATTATATTCTCCATAGTAAGACAGCCGGAGTGATACTTCGATAAGTCCTCACGCGACCGCATTAACGGCGACAATTCACCGGCACTAAAAGAGTTATATGCCTTATAACCTTTGTTCTGCGGGTATGCGATACTGCATATAAAAAGAATTATTGCTATCTTTTTCATCTTCTCGAATTTATCCAGTGGGTTGTACTAATAGCTGCTCCGCCCGATTCCTGGGCATCCCATGACTTCGCCATTTTAAGAAATGACGTCACTTTTTTCGCTCCGTAGAGCATATTATAAAGAGCAAGAGTCCTCTCTTCGGCGGCTTTAATCGGGGAGCATAACTTCAGTGCAAAATTATATATAAAGCACGTCTGGACATAAACCGGCCAGTCGGCGGGAGTTTCATACTGGTAGACGTATTCGACTTTTAAGACTTCCAAATCGGCCTCCTGCGAAGTACAGTAATCGGCAAGATCGTCTTCTTCGTCACTGGATGTAAAAGCGGTATCCACCTTATAGGTCAGGTCTTCGTCGGTAAAATCGGACGATATATACTCACCGGCTAAATAATCTACTCCGTCTTCATCGTAATCGGGCGGTGTAAAACCTTCCTCTGTTACGATATTACTGCCTTCGACTTCCCATTTCGCCTGATCGTCGTCGGCTATTCGCCACAATCTTATACAGTCGGTGGGCTTAGTAAATTGCTTGAGGTCGGTACTGCCGAATAACGGGTCGGTAGTTTGGATTGCAAAGACTCTTTTCTTGGCGAAGTTCCACTTGTGAGCGGCAAGAATCTCGTCCCTTGCCTTATCGAAAAACGTCACACAATAGCCATGATTGTTGGAAGTGCCATCTAATACTATCGCCTTCGCACCGAGTAAGCCCAAAGACTGATTGCACAAGGCAATATTATCGGCTGTGTCAATAGCCATGATAACCTCTCAAAGATATGGGACCGGGCCAAAACCCGGTCCCATTAAAATTTACATTGGCGTTACTGTTATACCAATCTGTTCTTCTTGTCATAAACATGTTCATGTTGCTCTAAGTCCTTATGTAGCATAGGCTTATCATTGTGGAGTTACAGTTACACCGTCTACAAGCGGTATGAACGTCATATACCAATCAATGACTCCGGTACAATCGGCATCCGTATTAGACTGCTCAATTGTACCGATAGGACAGAACCAGTTACCATAGGTAGAACTGCCACCATTCTCTTGGGGGTCAAGAACTGCCTGACCGTCATCCAAATCGAAACAGTATATAGTTCCAATGGCATCGCCTTCGTTGGCTACCGCTGTACTAAACAGTATGTCGTTGGTAGTAACCGTAGCATCGCACCAAACGTGCAAATCGCCGGCATCGCCGTTAATTGCGGTTGTAACTTGACCGACAAAACTGGTAATCATAATCGGGCCACCGGCAACCACAAATAAATCCTCGGCAAAAGCGGTACTCGTAGTACACTTGGCCGCATAAGTCCTGCCCGGCACAAGTCCGATTTCCCTTGCTCCGTAAACCCCTTCGGTTTCGTTATAAGTGTTACCGAAACAAAGCATATCGGCAGCAACTATAGCAAGTTCCGGAATGGCAACATTACAAGCACAAAAGTTGTTAATAATCATGCCGTTATCAGTTGCGTACAACTCTATACACGGCTGTTCGTTCAGACCAAATGTTCCGGTATCGCCGTTATACAAGGCGTTATCCTTTATTAAAACACCAAGTGAAGCGGCAGTTTCACCAACTATACAAGCGGTACTGTAATCACCAGTAATAAAACAATCTTCTATAGTTAGAAAATCGGAACTGTCAAAAGTGATGGCCGATACTGCATCTGCACCGCCCATGTGGAAGTTACAATTTTTAATAACTCCATAGTCCGCACCGGCAACAATATCAATCGCATCATCAAACTCATCAGTACCTTCGGTGTCAACTATAAAGTCACAATCCTTGATAACAAAACCATGTGCATTGTCTGTAATATCGAAACAGTGAACTACGGAATCAGTGTGAGCCTTAAAGACACAGTTCTCAATGCGAAAATCAGCATCATCAATACGAATCTCGCCATCTGCCGTAACATCAAAAACCGGGCGCTGTTCACCACTACCAATACCTTTAACACTAACACCTGCTAAGTCTATATCAACAGCATCGGCGGCAGCTAAAACCTCGGTATGGCCGGGAGCAAGCAAAATATAATCACCCCTGTCTTCCGTACACAAATCTACGCCTTCGTTAAGAGTCAATACGGCATCTGTCCAGTTCAGGCCGGTTTCTCCGCCGGAAGCGCCGCTATCGACATAAAAAATCGAGCCGGTACCCTTAGCCAGCAATGGCGCACCGACGATGTCGTGAATCAAGTCGAGAGACGCCTTGACGTTATCGTCCTGCTCAGTACCACTTGCAGGCCCGGTAAAGTTGCCAAGCCTCTCTCTTATATCACCTACGGGAGTTGCCTCGGCGGTCCGCGTGTAATGCCATAACGCCAATGTCCCAAACAAGAGCATCAGCACCATCGTTGGAATTAGTATTCTTCCTATCCTGTGTTTCATAATTATATTCCTTTCACTTAATTCTTTCTTTCTTAATAAAGACGGCCTCGCCGCAAGTCACTATTCGAGGGTCAGCATGACGATTGCAGGCTGGTCGGTTTGTGCAGTTGTCGGTTCTGCCATTACCCAGCCCCACGTAGGTTCGTCGGTGGCATCGCCTATAAGCCCGGCAGCACCATCGACACCGCCGGTAGTGGCTTCGCCGACAATATCGCCAACAACAACGTTGTCGGCATCAATCAGAATAGATGCCGGGCCTCTTCTCTGCGCCCAGTAGTAATAGCTGGCTGGAACGATGACCTGAGATACCCCAACAGGGATAGACGTTGGCGCTCCGGCGGGCACAACCACCGTATCCTTGTACGGGTTCTTAATTACAGTCATTTGAGTGGCTGTGGTAATCGCATTTCTCAAACCGCCGTAATCCGCCAGATACAGTTTTACGTTGTAACCTGCGGTAGTGGCAACACCGACTTCGTTATCTGCAATATAATACAGATCGCCAAGAGCTACCGCCGGGGTAGCATCTACCATGCTCAACCAGCCACCGGCAAGGTCATGTGCGGCAGCCGTTGTAGCGAGGTTAATGGTTACGGTTTTATCTCCGATAGCACCGGCACTACCGTAAGTATTTGTCTGTTCCGTCCAATTAGCTACCGGAACCGAACTCTGTGCCATAAGGCATTTTGCCAACGCAGCAGCCGAAGAGTTCTTGGAATACCGCCACAACCGACCTGTACCATCGTCGGCTTCGAGCGGCCTGCCGAGAGCATGATGCTGAGTTGCCGTGGGATTAAACAGCGCAGGGCCGGAAACCCCATCCAGTCTTGCTCCGGGCGGGAGTGTCATTTTGTTCGCCCGGTAATCGAGTAAGTATTTGTAACTCATGTTACTTCCTTTCGTTTAGTTTTTTAATGTTCGTCTTTTAACCAATCTGACTTATTAACCGGCCTGACATTCGACCTTGCAGACTTTGTCTTCGTCTCTTCGTATTGCACCCATATTCAGGTGGGCATAAACTTCCTGAGAATCGGACAGGTCAACTCTGGTTCTGATATTTACCGTCATGGTATCGGCTACAGCGAGAGTTATCGCATCCTTTGTCCAGAACCAGCACTCGTAGACGTCTGTATCGCCATCTACGTCGTTATTTGAACCCAAAGTAATTAGAGGGTGCTGAATCCAGTTTATGCCCATCCAGTATTTGAGCATTCTACCCATCGCCAGCGGCTTGTCGGAGTTGTAGTCAACGTTGACATACTCTTCCTGACCGAAAAGCTGGGTGGCGACACGGGGGGGAATCAAACCAAAAATCGGGATAGACGGATCGACATAGTTCATACTGAAATACTCCTGAACCAACTCTATCTTCTCCGTTGACATTCCCGTCACCGATGCGCTGCAATTCGCTTCCGAGCAGTCGTGAGGTATCGTTCGACCACCCGAAGACTCGGTGTACTTCACATCGCCGTTCTGAGAAGCCCACGTTATCGAAGAAGTGTTACTCCTGCGACCCGAGTTGACAGTAGCGTCGAAAGCGGCGATAACAATCTGGTCAACTTGCACATTCCTACCCATGTGCAAACCCTTAACGGTTTCTCCGGCAGGGTCGCAAATCAGTTCGAGGTCATCGTCTTTATCGAACTGATACGCATTGTGATACGGGTCGTGGAATACCCATCGCCTCTGAGTGGTAACATCGTTTCGCGGCGTCTCTACGTTACGGCCTTCTTTGGCCTGAAAC